AGCGATGTTTTGATACTGAAGCCGGGCAAAAGGTATTAGAAAACTTACGGGCAATAACTATTGAACAACCCGCATGGATACCCGGCGCAGACCCTTCTTTTGGATACGCACGGGAAGGGCAGAATAGTTTAGTGCGTGAAATAGAACAGAGGATAAAACGAGCAAATGAGCGAGAGTGACAACCAAGAAGCCCAGGGAACAACCGAAGAAGTTGCGGCTCCTGATGGCTTGATGGCCGCTACAGCTTTAGAAGAAGACAAGGCCGTAGAAGAAGGTGAAACTATTGAGCATCGTGCAGATGCCGAAGTAGAGGACCAGCCCACAGAAGAAGAAATTTTTGAGCGTCCTGAGTTCATACCAGAAAAGTTTTGGGATGAAAAAGAAGGGCCAGACCTAGAAAAGATGATGAAGTCTTATGACGAGTTAGAAAAAAAGTTTTCACAAGGTCAGCACAAAGCACCAAAAGAATATAACACCGAAGTTTTAACAGAGGCTGGATATGAAGCTGATGACCCGCTTGTGTCTACTTATTTAGATTGGGCGCAAAAATATGGCGTCAATCAAGCAGCATTTGATGAACTAGCTGGCTCTATTACAAGCATGGCGGGTGAAGACATGGCGGCTGTAGAGTTAGACCTACAAAGAGAACGTGAGGCTCTTGGTCCTAATGCTGATGAAATATTGAAATCAAATATTAACTGGGCTGATTCCTTACAGCGTAAAGGTGTTATTTCTGAGGAAGAACGTGCTGAGTTAAACATTTGGGGCGGCTCTGCTATTGGTCAGCGTCTTATGCAAAAGGTGCGGTCAATGACAGGTGATATGTCGAAAATTCCAATAGCGGATGTAGCGGAAGCTGGAACAAGTGAAGATGATTTTAAACGTTCTATGCAGAGCAAAATGGCAGACCCACGCTACGGTAATGATATGGCATATACTCGCGGAGTAGAAAGGGAATTTGAGCAAAGATACGGATAATGCCTGTGGCGTTATACTTCGCCTAACTGCCCCCGTTTTGTCCTTTTTACGGGGGCTTTTTTTGTACAAACTCTAAATGTAGGGTATAAAGTATTTACAAGCTACAGCTTGTAGTATATCTTTTTTTTCAACAGATAACCCTCTGGGCCTGTTTGGCGTGTAGAAATACACCGGGCGTGGACGTATCCACGAAGCCAAAGGCCGGAACTCCCGACAACCTATAACGGCGACAAATTTAACTGGTTCAATAATAGGAGCTATAAATTATGTCTACGAACCTTAGTCCGGCGTTCGTCCAGCTATTTGAAGCGGAAGTACATCAAGCCTATCAAGGTGCTGCTGTTCTTCGTGGTGCTGCACGGACCCGAAATGGTGTGACGGGAGACACCGTAAAATTCCCGAAAGTTGGTAAAGGTACTGCGTCGGTTCGCGTTCCACAAACTGACGTAACTCCAATCAATGCAGCTTTTTCACAGGTTTCAATAAGTATGCAAGACTTTGTTGCTGCTGAATATTCTGATATATTTAATCAGCAAAAAGTTAACTTCGATGAGCGTCAAGAACTAGCGCAAGTCGTGGGTAATGCTATCGGACGCCGTGAAGACCAAATCATTATTGATGCACTTAATGCCGCTTCGGCGGGTTCTTCAGTTGCTAAGACTGTTGTTACCTCTGGTTCAGCTACAGCATCAAACCTTAATGTTGGTAAAATATTAGCTGCGAAAAAAGCTTTGGATGCGAAAAACGTGCCTCCAACTGACCGTCACTTTGTAATCCATGCTAATAACCTAGCTGGTTTGCTCGGTGATGAACGTGCGATTTCGAGTGATTTTCAGACTGTACAAGCATTAGTAAGCGGAAGCGTGAACTCAATGCTAGGCTTTCAGTTCCACATTGTAGGTGACCGAGATGAAGGTGGTCTACCATTGGCTACTGCTGATAGAACTTGTTTTGCTTTCCATCGTTCAGCAATCGGTGTTGGTGTTGGTATCGCTCCAAAAACAGAAATCAACTACATCCCTGAGAAAACGTCTTTCTTGGTGACAGCAATGTTGTCAATGGGTGCTGGTGCAATCGACGTTGACGGTATCGTTGATGTTGTTTGTGAAGAATAAGGAGAGATAATCATGGCATTTGCAGCAACTGGTATGTCCTCATTAGGTGGTCAAAGCATGAAGGGTACGGTTCCCGCACTCTACTGCTACACCACTACGGACGCACATACAGTCGTGGATGGCTCTGGCTATTTCAACGACTTGTCAGACACTCTGGCCGTTGGCGATATGATTATCGTTCATGGCTCTACGGGTGGTACACGAACAATTACTATGCACGTTGTGGTCAGTAACGCTTCTGGCGTTGTTGATATGTCAGACGGTACAGTAATCGCTGTCGTAACTGACTCAGACTAATACTTTGGGGGCGGCAACGCCCCCTTACTTCTAGGAGAAAAGCATGGCTATTGGTGACACAGATATAAGCATTTGTAACAAAGCCTTAGTGTTCTTAGGAGCAAGCCAAATAACAAGTTTCGTGGAAGGGTCAGCAGCAGCCGACGCTTGTAACGTTTTGTACAACGAAATAAAAACTTCCACATTAGCGATGTATTCTTGGACGTTTACTCTTGGCAAATCAACATTGCCACGAGAAACGACTTCGCCTACTAGCGAATGGACATATCAGTACGCTTTACCTAATGATATGCTCACAGGTGTTCCGCGAGCCGTAAGAGCCAGCACAACGCCTGGTTCACCACTTATAAAAAACTGGGAGATAGGGCAGTCCTCAGTTGGTGGCACAGTTTTGTTTTCTGATGAAGAAACCATAACAATAGATTATCAAAAGAATGTAAACGAAGGAGCTATGCCTAGTTATTTTGTTACCCTTTTGGCGTATCAACTTGCGTGGCATTTAGCCGAAACAATTACAGACCAGACGACTAAAGTAGAGTTATGGCGCAACATAGCATTGGGTAATCCTGGCGAAGGTATGCGAGGTGGTTATTTTAGACAGGCTGTTAGCATTGATAGTGCGGGTCAAACGCCGGGAGTTATTAGTGATTATATGCTCACGGAGATTAGATGAGCAAATTCCAAACATATCAGGCAAGTTTTACGGGTGGTGAAATGGACCCCTTACTACGGGGTCGCACTGACTTACAGCAATACTATAACACTGTAGCCACAGCCGATAACGTTTTGTTTGAACCGCAAGGTGGGTTTAGTCGGCGTCCAGGCTTACGTTTTCTTTTAGATATAACGTCAGACAATGCAGCTAATGGCGTGTTGCTCATACCCTTTGAGTTTAGCACGACGCAGAACTTTATGATTGTTGCCACAAGGTTTGCGGACACAACTCTCAGATTTAGGTTTTTTGCTGACCAAGTTTTGCTTACTAATATCAACGGGTCAGGTAATAGCTACGTTGATTTTAATGTGGGAACTTTGTACGTTGATACCGCGATTGATATGGATAAGGTTTATTTTACGCAATCGGCTGATACTCTTATTGTTGTTAATGAAGCTTTTGCTCCTTTCAAAATTTTGCGCGGGGCTAATAATACGACTTGGACTGTCTCAACGCTTTCTTTGACTGTACCTAAAACTGGTTTTACGCTATCCACCAGCAACCCAGCGGGAACACTTACAGCGTCGGCTGTTACGGGTGCAATAAAATTAACTGCGTCAGATGCCATTTTTGCAAGTGATAAGGTAAACCAGTTTTACAATGTTACAAACGGTTTTGGTCGTGCGAGGGTAACTAAATTTTTAACGACCACAAGCGTAGAAGCAATAGTAGAAGTACCTTTTCACAATACAGATGCTATTGCCAACGGTGATTATGAACTTGAAAGTGGTTATGAGGACTCTTGGAGTAACACTAGGGGATGGCCTAGAACGTGTACATTCCATGAGGGGCGTTTGTATTTTGGTGGCTCTCATTCTGAGCCATCTACCCTTTTTGCTTCTAAGGTTGGAGACTTCTTTAATTTTAAAGCTGATGAAGGTTTAGATGATGACGCAATCAAAGTGACCTTATCTACGGATAGCGTGAACGCTATTACTGCGCTACGCTCTGGTCGTGACTTACAAATATTTACCAGTGGGGCAGAGTTTTTTATTCCGCAAGCTGATTTAAGTCCAATCACCCCAGCAAACATAACGGTTAAGTCAGCGACTCGTCGTGGCTCTAAGTTTGGTATTAGGCCTCAAGCGGCTGAAGGCGGTACGTTGTTTATTCAGCGTCAGGGTAAAGCCTTACGCGAGATGTTGTTTAGTGATGTAGAGCTAAGTTATGTGGCTAACAATGTGTCGTTGCTAAACTCACACCTTTTACTTGACCCTCAACGCATGGCTCTTAGAGCCGCCACAGACACTACCGAAGGCGATTTACTGATGATTGTTAACGGTTCTGACACAACGGGCTACAGAGCGTCCTCTGTGGGGCTGACAGGCACTATAGCGGCCTATATGCTTAATAGACCCCAACAGATTGTTGCCCCGGCTGTGTGGACGACTGACGGTAACTTTGTGGACATTGGTGTAGACCTAGATACAATTTATACTGTTGTAAAAAGAACGATTGGCGGTTCTGTTAAATATTACCTTGAGGTCTTCGACGATGACCGCACAACAGATAGCGCACTCCAATATTTTTCTGGGTCGGTTAGCCCAGACCAAGCGTTGCCGGGAAGTACTACAGCCGGAAGTCTGTCACACCTAGAGGGCAAAACTGTAAAGATAGTAAGAGATGATATTGTTGATACTGATAGGGTCGTAAGTTCTGGTAACGTTACCCTTAACGATACAGCGTCCTCTTACGTTGAGGTGGGTCTAGATTTTAGTGTTGAGGTTACAACCCAACCTGTTGAATTACGTTTGTCTTCAGGTTCAATGCAGTCAACTAAGCGACGTATTTTAGAAGCGTCACCAATTATGTTTTTGACACAGAACCTAACAGTTGACGGTAAAGAAGTACCTACACAAACCACCTTATCGGGTGCGGGAGGTGTTACATCTTTTACGGGTATAAAGACGGTAGACGGTTTGCCGGGATTTTCGTTGGCGGGTCAGGTTACTATTAGCCAGGACAAGCCATTATTTATGACAGTTTTAAGTTTAGATTATAAAGTGAGTAGCGGAGCATGAGCGCAGCATTTTTACAAATAGCGGGGGCAGCACTGAGCGGTTTTGCTCAATTAAGGCAAGCCCAAGCACAGCAAGTTCAATACGAAATGAAAGCTCGAAACGAGGTCATCCAAGCTCGTACCGATGCGGTAAACTATAAAGTAGAAGGTAACGAGCGCATGAGAGAGTTGCTAGTGGCTATGAGTTCGTCGGTAGCAAATGCGGCGGCGGGTGGACTAGACCCTTATGGTGCGATGGAAACTAAAGATTTAATCAATCTTAATTCAATGAAAGTTGCGGGTATGGATATCCGTAAGCTTAACTTGAACTCTGAGATGGCAATACTGCGTGGCGAGTCAAACGCCCAGCAAGCTCGATTAGCTGGTAAGGCGGCTGTACGTTATGGCACTATCGGAGCCGTTGCAAATGTAGCGACTAACGTGGGCGACGTTATGGCAACGTCTGGTCCAACTCCGATAGAATAATGGTTGAGAGTGTACGATATCAAGGTCGCCGGGTAGCACTGCGTATACCTGAAGCGAAAGCTCTTGAGGCTCAAGCTATAGAGCGGGGTCAGGCCACGTTACAACGTTCGCTAGACCGTATGACCAACTTCTTTGCAGAGCAAAATCGTATAGTAGCAAGAATAGAGGGTGAAGAGTATGGAGCGGCTAACGCCCCTACAGCAGAACAAATTTTAGCAGCTAGACAAACGGGTGAAGAATTAGAACTGCCCGGTGATAATAATAGTTTATTTGGGCGAGCGGCACGACAAGCAGCGGCAACGGTTGTGTCTTCTGAGTTAGAGCTTGCGGCGCATCAAGAAATGAACGCTGCTATATTAGACTTTAAGACTAGAGAAGCTAACCCGGCTGGCCTACAAGATAAGCTAGACGCAATCATATTAGGATATTCTTCTACGTTTGATGAAACTGTTCCTTCTATGGCTAGAAGCATGAAGGCTAAGTTATCTCTCAACGCTCAAACTAAGTATGCAAACTATCACAGCGCATATATTACAAACCAACAAGAAAAATCTAGAGCATCTTGGATAGCAAACAGTAGTCTAGAATTTGATAGTTTACCTAACCTTTTAAGAGTTGGCATTGTTGAAAAAGACCAAAAAGGGAATGAGATAACAAGACCAATTAATCCTGAAGACATTGCTCTTTTTAAATTTAATAAATTAAACGAAATGAAAAATCTTAATTTTTCTGAAGGGCAAATTAACTCTTGGTCAAATGGTTTTGATGCACAAGTATTAGCGTCGGCTAAATCAAATTTATCTGATACTGTTTTAAAATCCTCAAAGGCTCCTCAAATTATAAAACAAATACAAGCAAGCAAGATTGAGGCTTTGCCAGAAAATATAAAAGTTCCGATACAAATACTGCAAAATGGTGATGTTTCTCTTAACGATATAGCTAGAGAATTGCGAACTGGTCTATCTGAGCAAATAAATTTTGAAAATAAACTTGAGGAAAATCAAAATAAAAACACTGAGGACAATGAGCAAATTTTTACAAATCGCGCTAAAAAAGCTATTATGGTAGGAAATACAGAAGAATTTCAACAAGCTATTCAATCACTTAGTCAAACGAACGAAGCGGCGGCTCTTGAGTTAGAAAGAGAATTTCTTGAGGCTGGTATGCGTCGCACAATAAGTGACCCAACGGCTCAAAACTTTCTTATTGATAAGGGCGAGAATGTTACGATTGACGACGTTGTTTCTGTAGCAAATTTGTTGAGCAACGAAGACCGAGTTAAATTTTCAAATAAAGCAGATGAGGTTCAAAACAAAGAAACTAAAGAAGCTATTAGTATTATGCGTGGACGTTTTAAATTGCCTCCAGGTTACGAGCCAGCATCTAGCAAAGACCCTAATTTTAAAAAGGCAACGGCGTTTGCTAGGCTTGTAGGTCGATTAACGGACAAAGTTCAAGAGGCAAGAAGACAGGGTAAAGATATAGATGCAACGGCTGAAGTAAATTTACTGATTGCTGAAATGGGTCAAGAATTTGATGACGTTATAAACGAAATTGTTATAAAAGCTGCGGTAGATAGTTTAGAAAAATATATTCCTTATACAGAACAGGATTTAAGTGAACTTTCTTCTGGTTTGTCTTATTTAAAAGGATTGAGGTCAAAGGTTATTAGTGATGGTACAGAAGCTTATCCAACACTTTTACGTCGTGGTGGTTTGACACAACCAGAGATTATAAGAAAATTAAATAGAGAAATTAGAGCTATTGAAAAGGCTATAGGTGGATGAATCTATTAGAAGCGAGAAGACAATCGCACGACATACGAAACGCTGTAACGTACGACATAAGATTTGGTAATGACGGCGTTGTCTTAGAGACTGACAATACGCTTGCTAACATGATGGGCGGCATGACCGCACCAGAACAAACTGGTGAGGACCTGTTTGGTTTTACTGGTGCAGACGTTGTAGATACAGCTAAAGCTGCTGGTCGTGCGGTTGCCGGGGGCGTACAAGATACGGCCTTGGGTGTTGTTGATTTAGCTGATGACATAGTAAATTTTTTAAATACAAACATAGAACCTACCTTAAATTTTAAAAGAAGACCTGAAGGTTATCAGCCACCTGAAGGCCAAGTTAATATGAAAGAATTGATAGATACCAGTCTTCAAGAGCTTGGTGTAAAGGTTCCTCAAGGAGATAGCCCGGTTGAGGCTATGACTAGAAGTCTAGTCCAGTTCGGTGCTGGTATGGCTGTTGCTCCTATCCGTGGTGCGGGATACGTCAACACAATGTTGCGAAGTGGTTTTGCTGACGCATTGTTTGACCCAGAAGAAGGTAATCTTTCTACGCTTCTCAAAGAGTTTGGATTAGAGGGTGCAGTTCTTGATTTCCTAGATAGCAAAGTTGATGACGAAGCCACAGCAATTGAAAGACTTGGTGGAAGACTTACCGCTGCAACAGAAGGAGCTTTAATTGGTGGATTAGCTGACATTGTTCTTGAGGGCTTTAAAGCTGTGCGTTCTGATGAGGGCGCGGCTGAAATAATTCGTAACAAACTGTCTACTGTTAAGGATAGGCTAACGCAGCCCGGTGATATGCCTACGGTTGGTAGTCTTGGTGGGAACATAGGTGCTGACTCGACAGCCCCTGTTGATGAGGCCCTGGTTGCAGCTCGCAATGCTCTGCTTACAAGAGAAGAGAAAGGCGTTCGCCGAGTGTCTGAAATTGCTGCGACTGACGCTACCAATAAAACAGGACGGCCTAAAGTAAAGCACGTTCAGCAGTATGTTGATGAGTTTGCTGTTGAAAGGCACGGGCGGTCTCTCGACCAGTATGACGATGCCGACTTTGCCACAGCGGTTACTGATGCTGCTTCTGAAATACGCTACCAGCTTACAACCCCGACATCCGGCAAAGGCTGGTACGACAAGGACATTGTGATGACTTTTAACATGGCCTCACAGATACCGGGGCTGGAAAGTCTTCGCGATAACGAAACGCACCGAGTCATTTGGTCGGCTGCTGCTGGGGCCACATCTAATGGCAACAAAGTCCCACTGAACTCTAAGATAACGACAGCTCAGATGTTGGAATATTTAAAGAACGGCAAGTTTCTTGAGACACCCCCTGCACCAGGTTCTACCATTCAAGGCATACCTGACGCCGGCTTCGGTCGCCGTGGCCCTGCCGTGGCTAAGGGCTTAAAGCTAATCAACTTTCTAATCAACAAATATGGCGAAGAGGGTTTTGCTGATTGGTGGCTCAGTCCACATTCTCTTGGTGAGCTAACAGCTCTCCGCAAAGAGGCAGGGTTTAGCGGCCCACCGTCTGGCTTATCAGGTGGCAAAGATGCAATGTTTATTGGTGCTCGCATTCTCGGTGACAAAACCGGACAGTTTTCACTAAACATTAACGGACTAGAGGGTACAACCAAGGACGTTTGGTTTACCCGTGGCTATCACAGATACTTTGGCACACTGGGTGATGCTAGCAAAACCGACAACTATGGTGAGGAGCTGACGCAGCCCAAAAACGCTTCAGAACGCCGCCGCATGGAAGAGTTTGTCCGACAGGTACAAACCCAGCTTTCAGACCTGAACTTGTCAGAACAAGATATTCAGGCTATCATGTGGTACTACGAACAGTCTCTCTACACTGACCTTGGCGTAAGGTCTATTCCAGAGAGCTTTAGTGAAGGAATAGGAAAGTTAGATGGAAAAGCAGGAATTACAGTTCAGCGAGGCAATGTTGACGAAATTACGGCTGAACCGGGAACAACGCTCCCAGGCTTCAGGGACGTCAGCACAAAGCAGCGCACCGTCAGAGCCGACAGGCGGCTTTCGGACCTCAATCGTGCAGAAGGTGATGAAACGCCATCCGGGCCTTACACAGCAAGAAGTGGAGGAGATGATGGAGCGGGACGGGTTCTAGAACCTAACCCAGCCGTCCAAACCCGATACGAAACTGCTGGACTAAATATTCCCCGCATCACACAGGCTGATGCAAGTGCTTCACAACAATATAATAGCGACATGGTGGCTGCTATGGCAGACCACCCGATGGGCGCACAGGTAGAAATAAAGTCTGCCGAAGACCTGTCTGGTATGCAGCTTTTTAGAACAGAAGGCGGCAGCGGCTTTGCTATCAAGCCAGATGGTGATATCGTTGCCGTGTTTGCTGGCCCTAACGAAGCTAAGAGCAGCTCGTATGCCATGCTGCAAGCAGCGATTGATATGGGCGGCAAGAAACTCGATGCATTTAACACATATCTGCCCGACATATACGAGACTGTTGGGTTTCGTCCGGTGTCCCGCCTAAAGTGGGATGATGCCTTTGCTCCTAAGAACTGGGACAAAGAGACATTTAAAAAATATCAGAACGGCGAGCCTGATGTGGTTTTCTTTGTGTATGACCCCAACTATTTCGGTGACGCAGATTACAACAGTCTGCCTGTCTTCACAGATTATGACGAAGCAGCCGAAGTACAAAACAAGGTGCTGCGTGACATGGAGGGCGATTAATGGCAAGTGGTCTAGCACAAGGCTTAAAAGCTTTTTTTAAAAAACAGGTAGACGATGCTGAAAGTCGGTCCTACGGGGGTCTTGCTCCGACTGAAGATATAACCCCTGGCCCCGGTGGTTCATTGATTATAAAGGGTATGGATGACTCGGATGTTGAAGCTCTTAACGCCACACTAGAAGCTGGTGGTTTTCAAGGTGGTTTAGACCTTGGACGTATTGGTGAAATGTTTAAGGGCAATGCAGATGATTTTAATCTAGAAACAGTTCTTACTAATATTAAAAACAAGAACAAAGAATTGTTTAAGCACTTACGCCGTGACAAAAAAAGTATGGAACAACTTTTAAACAAGTCTGGTTTTGAAGAAGCTGCTTATAAATTGTTACAAAGAAAACCGGGTGAAGTGTTGCCGCCAGATGACGTCCTTACTGGTATAGTTGCATTTATTAAACTTGGTAAAGAATTACAGCATACAGCCTTAAAAGCTAGAAATAGCACTGACCTTGATGTTCGTGAGGCAGAGTTTAAAAAACTTCAGATAATGGCAACTATTCAATCGAATTTAGCGGCGCAAGTCTCTGGCAATGTTTCTGAGTTTGCTAGAGGTATGGCTGTTGTAAGGAATGTAAAATCTATAAAAGATTTAAATTTGGACGAAATCTCACAGAGTTTAGACCAGTGGGCTAACGAAGCTGACGAAGGAATGATTGATTACCACCTTAAAGCTTTTCTTCAAATGAATAGTCCATTAGCTAGAGCCAAGTATGCGAAGCAAGGTTTCTTAGCAAAAACTTATGATGTTGCTATGGAAAACTATATTAACGCCCTTCTAAGCTCACCAACAACGCATATTGTCAACATGGCGGGTAATGCAAGTTTTCAGTTTCTTTCTTTAGCAGAGCGTGGCCTTGCCGGAACGATAGGTAATGTTAGAACACTTGGCGGTTTGCGTGGTGAGATTGGTGACCAAAGATATATAGGCGAAGCAGCCGCTGAGTTGCATGGCATGATAATGGCTCAGAAAGATGCTTTTACACTTATGGCTAATACCTTTATCACGGGTGAAGGCGGTGACCTTATTTCTAAAATTGATTTAAAAAACAGACGGGCTTTAGGTAGTTCTGATAATGTGACAGACGTTTATGAAGCGATGGCACAAGGGGATTTTTTCAAAGCATCTATTGATAGTCTAGGTATTGCCACAAGAATACCGGGGCGTTTTTTAGCGTCTGAGGATGAATATTTCAAAGTTATTTCTATGCGGCGTGTGCTTTACCGAGAAGCTCACCGAGAGTCACAGATAGCTTATACAATGGCAAGAAGAAGCGGTATTGATAGAGCAACCGCTAAACAAATGGCGCAAGATAAGTACGTCAATGTTATGATGAATCCTGAAGACTATAAAGAAATGATGATATCTGAAGCTCGTAAAATGACGTTTCAAGGAACGCCAGAGGGTTTTTTTGGATTTGTAGCCAGAGGTGTAAACAGTCCATTTTTAAAACCAGTTGTTCCTTTTGTTAACACGCCAACTAATATCGTAAAAGAAGCATTTGACAGAAGTTTAAATATTTATCCTGTGTACAAAGCCATTAAACAAACTAACTTGCCCGGAACTCAACTGATGCCATTGTTGCCAGGTGACAGCGCAGAAATAACAGGCAAACAATTAGACGACGCATTGGCTAAACTGGCTCTAGGAAATACTATTGCTATGACTATGTTTGGTATAGCTAAAGGAGACTATGGTGATGAGATTGTTATAAACGGAAGTGGTCCTGAAAATTTTAGTACAAACATGAATGTTATGGCAGCGGCTAATGTGCCGCCCTATTCTTACGGAATTAAACAAGAAGACGGGTCGTATGAGTATACAACCTTTAGCCGTTTAGACCCACTTTCTGCCTTATTAATTATGGGCGCAGATTTGGCTCAATATTCTAAGTATCACGAAGAAGACATTTCTTTATTAGACCCTTCAGATTATGATACCTTAGTAAAACATTATGTTTTAGCTGTTTCTGATTACGCAACGAATATGCCATTCTTACAAGGTGTTGCAGAATTTCAAGCTGCCGCTGGTGGGCAATATCAAACAAAAGAAGATTTTATTAAAAGAATGGCTAAGTGGTCGGGTCAAACAGTAGGAAATGTTGGTACAAATGTTGTGGGAAATATTGACCGGGCAATGTTTGGATTGCCAAGTTATGGGGTTGAAACAATCAGTGGCGGTAAATATAAACTAATTAGTCAAACAGCTTTAAGCGCATTGATGGAAAGGATGCATAATCCTTTAGCAAGCAACACAATGTTGGGAGAAGGTATAGACCCCCTAACTGGTGAACTGATGACTGAAGTGCCAGCGTTTCTTCAAGGTTTTTACATTGCAATGAATAAAGCAAAATCAAGAAATCCATATACAAGTGGTGATTTACCTGTTGGTTTAAATTTTTGGGGCAACGCTAGAACACAGGGTAAAGGAACTCTAGGTGAATCTCTTAGCCCGTTCAGAGTGCAACAAGGTGGTTATAGTGAATTAGACAGAGAACTTATTAGATTGAGCGAAACAGGTGCTGGCTCTATAAGTTTTCATAGTCAAAGAATACAATCGGTATTACTTAATTCTACTGAGTTTAATCAGTTTGTACGGCTTGTTAATGAAGTTGATAGTGAGGGTCGTGTTCTAGGTGAGCTTGGGTTTGAGCCAGAGGATACATTGCTAAACGCTTTACAAGATGAAATAACTAATCCTGACTCTGACTACCTTCTTCTTCCCACCGATGAAGACAGGTTTGACGCTTTAAATTCTATTATTACAATTCGCCGCCGAGAAGCTAGAAAAAGATTAATTTTAGAAACTGAGTCTCTTCAACATTTAAATACAGATAATAATGATATGGTGACACAATGATGTTAATAGTGTACAATTCGCAAAGCAGAGGTTTAGCAAATGGCTACTTTTAGTATTACAGACCAGACAAGACGGGCGCAGTTTACCGCTAACGGCTCGACTACTGAGTTTAGTTTTAGTTTCCAGGTCAACAATACTTCAGATATTAAGGTTGATGTTGACGGTACATTAAAGACTGAAAGCACTCACTACGATATAAAAACGTCGTCAGACTCTATTGGGTTAAATGCTGACGGTACGGGCAAGGTAGTTTTTAGAACTAGCCCATCTGACCATACCCCGGCCAACAATGAGGTTGTCAGTGTCTTTAGTGACCTACCTCTTAGCCGGACTAGTGTATATACTACTGGCGGTAACATTACAGCAACCTCTTTAGAAAACGATTTCGACACAATAACTATGATACTAGCTAGTCACGAAGAACGGCTAGATAGAACAATGGTTGCCCCGGTACGGGATGCGGTAGACGTAGACCTTACGCTACCCGACAAGGATGACCGTAAAGGTCGTGTGCTAGGTTTCAACGCTACTACGGGCGCAGCGGAGCAAGGGCCAGAGATAGCTGATGTACAGTCACTAGCCGCAATCACGGCTGACATACAGACATTGGCTCACATTGAGGACGGTACGGATGCTACGGATGCAATTCAGACTGTAGCTGGAATATCGTCAAATGTTTCTACTGTGGCTGGTGTATCAGCCAATGTCACAACAGTTGCTGGAAATACTACAAATATAAATACGGTTGCCGGAGTCTCTGCCAATGTAACAACAGTCGCTGGTATATCATCTAATGTTACCACGGTAGCTGGTATTTCCTCAGATGTTACAACGGCTGCTGGGATTAGTTCTGATATTACGACAGCAGCAACAGTTTTTGACTCATCATTTAGAACAAATGTTAATACTCTTGCTGGAGTCTCTACAGCCGTAGACGCTCTTGGACCAATAAGTTCTGATATTACAGCAGTTGCTAACGATGCAACAGATATTGGAAATGTAGCTGGTGCTATTACAAATATTAACCTGGTAGCGTCAAATATTAATTCTGGAATTCTCACTGCCATTAATGATTTTGGTAGTGTTGCAAATGCAGCTGTCTCAACAAATGATTATGGGAGTTTATAAATGGCTATTCAAGTACAACTAAGACGAGGCACAGCAGCGCAGAACAATGCGTTTACTGGTGCGATAGGTGAACTTAGTTTTGACACAACAGCTAATCAGGTTCGTGTCCATGATGGGTCAACGGCTGGTGGTTTTAAAATTGGTGTAGGAGATTTTCCTACTGGTACAAATAACATTGCTCTAGGAAATACAGCACTTGATGACCTTGATGGAACTAGTCCAGGTGGTAATAACGTAGCTGTTGGACACGATGCTCTTACAGCAAACACAACAGCTAGTGATGGAGTTGCAATAGGTAAAGATGCCCTAAAAGCAAATACTACAGCCAGCAATAACGTAGCGGTTGGTAGTGGAGCTTTGGCAACATCAACTACTGCAACAGACAATACTGCAGTTGGATTTCAAGCTCTTAATGCAAATACTTCGGGTGCTGATAACGTGGCTCTGGGTGATGAAGCTGGGCACGATATTACGACAGGAAGCAGAAACACTATAGTAGGTTCTAAGGCTGGCGATGCTGCAACGACAACAGATGATTCAACTCTTATTGGTTATGGTGCTGGTGGTGGTGCTATAATGACAGGCCATGATAACGTGGCTGTTGGCGCAAATGCTTTAGCTGCTGCAACATCTGGAGCAAGCAATGTTGTTATTGGCAAAGATGCTGGAACTGCTATAACGACTGGTGATGATAATGTTGCTGTTGGTAGACTGGCACTTGATGCCAACACGACAGGTCAACGAAATGTGGCAGTAGGAAATCAGGCTTTATCTACTGAAACTCAAGGTAGATTTTCCACTGCTGTTGGTTACAGTGCTTTAGAAGCTACAAACTCTACCTCTACTGTCGATACTTATAATGTAGGTATTGGTTATAAAGCAGGAGAAGCCACTTCAACAGGAGTAAAGAATACCTTTGTAGGTGGTTTAGCAGGGCTATCTAATGTAGGAGCTTCTGACAATACTGCCGTTGGTTTCGAGGCTTTAACTAACAACACCACTGGTAACGACAACACTGCTGTAGGTTGGGGCGCACTTTATACGAATACATCTGCTGCTGGTAATACTGCCGTTGGAAGAAAGTCACTTTACGCAAACACGACTGGAGCTAATAATGTAGCTGTTGGCTATCAAGCCTTAGAGGACAATACAACTGGTGGGAATAATGCAAGTTTAGGTTATCAGGCTTTAGCTAACAACACCACCGCAAGTAACAACACGGCTGTTGGTCACAGTGCAGGAGGCTCACTAACCACAGGCCCAAATAATACTTTAGTTGGAGCTTTTGCTGGTGATAATTTAACAACAGGTTTTAACAATACTTTTATTGGAGCCGCAAGTGGTAATTGTTGTGGTGGGTTAGTAACAACTGGTGGAAAAAACACCATCGTTGGTGGTTTTGACGGCAACCAAGACAGCCTAGACATCCGCACCTCAAGCAACAATGTTGTGTTGTCTGATGGAGATGGAATAGTGATGGCCTATTTCAACTCCAACAGAACTTTTGTTATGGGCAATAACCAGTTTGGAGGTCTTTCAAACACACTTACTGGTAATTTTCTTCGTGTTAATGATAGGTCGCAATTTAATGTTAATGGTAGCGTTGCTTTAGCTGCATGTCGTTTAGGTAATGATGGCACTGTTATGGAGTTTAAACAGGGCGGCACTGTTGAAGGAAGTGTATCTATATCAGGAACAACAACTTCATTTAATGGTGGTCATTTATCACGTTGGGCGCAACTCAGTGACGGCTCAAAAGATACGAGCATTGTTAAAGGAACGGTTATGACTAACCTTGATCAGATGGCTGTATGGCCTAATAGAGATTTTGACGGTGTTGCAACTGAGGGCAATGAAGCAAATGAACAATTAAACTGTATGGCGGTTTCGTCTGTAGAAGGCGATGCAAATGTTGCAGGGGTTTTTGTTAACTGGGATGATGATGATGATCTTGTAAATGACATGAACGTAGCCATGACAGGTGATATGGTTATTCGTATTGCCCAAGGAACAACAGTCGCAAGAGGTGATTTACTTATGTCGGCTGGTGATGGCACGGCCAAACCTCAAGATGATGACATTGTTCGAAGCAAAACAATAGCAAAAGTAACATCAACAAATAAAAGCCATACATACGATGATGGTTCATACTTAGTTCCATGCGTGTTGATGGCTTGTTAAGGAGAAAGAAATGACTGACACACCAACTACAGAAGAAATCGCACAGCACTACACAGCAATGGGTCACAGCGTTGATTTGTTAAATGCTGGCAAACCAGATGACATGGAAGCAGACGAATGGACTGCAACCAAAGCTCGTAACGTAGAACATTTAGAGTTGATGGTAGCCAAGGACTACTGGACGAGCGAAGACATGACAGCAGTTAACAAAGCAATCGCTGATAATAAGTAGGTTTTTACAAGATGGAACAAGACAAAAACAAAACCATCATAGTTGATGAGGCTGAATACAACCTAGACGATTTTACTGAGGAGCAAAAGATATGGCTTCGTCATGTGCAAGATTTAGATGCTAAGTTAGCCAATGCACGTTTTAACTTTGACCAACTAAATGTTAGCCGTGAGGCTTTCGCTGAAAAGCTAGCTGCTTCTCTGGAAACAAAACTAGAGGCGGCTGAATAAATTATAAACATACAGCAATTTGTGCTGGTAATATTGTACAAACATTAGAGGTGACGTATGCCACATATATATGATTTAAATCCCCATCTGCGCCCGGACGCTGCGCCTAAACGCAAACGAGCCAGGAACGCTGACGGTACTCTGAAAGCGGATGACCCTAAAACCAAAGGGGTCAACGAAGCCTGGGAAGTACAGCTTCCAAAGAAAAAAGCCGGGCGTCCTAAGAAGACTAGCTAATGGAGAACTTCAAGCTCCCTTTGGTTTTGGTTATTGCTTTGGGCGCACAACTTGCCGGGGCAGTATTTTGGGGGGCAAATGTTCTGCGTGATATAAATGACAATACCGCCAGAACTGATGAGCTCATTGAAATTCTGTTGGAAACAGAGGATTCGCTTTCTGAGGTAGATGAAGAATTGTGGTCAGAGTTTGATGTGGTTCCACGTTTGATGACTGACTTGATACGCCTACAAGCTAGGGTAGCTATCCTAGAAAAAACAATAGAGTTTGCCCAGCGTGATGGGATGTAGTTATGGACCCCTTAATTCTTCTCGGAACCGTCAAGGGCGCAATTCAGGCCGGAAAATCTCTTTCATCTCTGTCTAAGGAAATAGGTAATTTCTTTGACGCAACAGATGCGGCCAAAAAAAAGCTACAGAAAAAAGGCGCAAGCGGTAAAAATGTAAACGCTATTGCAATGGAGAGGTTTGCCAAACTCAGACAAGCTGCTGAAGCCGAAGAGGAACTTAAAAAATTTATATGCGAGTCGTTGGGGCCTAGTCATTGGCAGACGCTTCTCAAAATAAGACGAGAGGTTTTACAAGAGAAGCGTGAGGCAGAGGCACAGGCGAGGCGTGACGCTATTCAAAGGCAAGAGATAGCCATCACAGTAGCGGGGATAGTTGTGCTTCTCATATTCACGTTCGTTGGCGCTACGGCCTACCTTCACTTTATGGGCTGGCTAAATTTAAGGGATTATTGGCCGTGGTAATGCTGGCAATGCATCACTTAGCTTACGCTTTAGTTTGGTTTCATTTTATCCGACACGACCAACTCCAATATTATTATTTGGATACTTACCCTAACAAAAAAATTTGTTTGGTAGAACGAGATAAAGCCAAAATTTTAGTGACATCAAACGACATGGTTATTGAGTGCATAAAACTGGATGGAATTGATTGAGGTCAAATGGAAACGATGGGTGATTTACAAAAACGGAAAGGTGGTTTTGCAGACTACCGACAAACTAGTAGCGATAAGGATGATGGAAAATGAATGAGTTAGTACCCGATAAGCTGGCTTATCAGATAAACAAACGCCGCATGGCTTGGAGCGCTTTGGGCATGATGGTGGTTACAACCATAGCGACGCTCGTAGACCCCGCAAGAATGGCAGAAGCAGAGAGCGTACTGATGACGCAATATATAGCGTTGTCGGGATTGGTGGGTGCGTACTTTGCTCTATCGAGCAAATCATTAGGGAGTAAATCAGAATGATAACGTTACTGGGTAGCTTGCTTGGTTTTGGCACTTCGTTTTTGCCAGAGGTTTTAGGTTACTTCAGAGCCAACCAAGAGCACAAACATGAAATGCAAAAAGCTCAACTTCAAATAGACCTAATGTCTAAACGTGCCGAGTTGAAGTTAGAAGTTATGGACCGAGAAGCTGATATAAAAGAAACGGAGGGGCTGTATAAACATGACAACATTGATGCTGGAGGGTTTATCAATGCACTCAGAGGAAGTGTTAGGCCTGTTATCACTTACTGTTTTTTTGCTTTATTCGTTGCCATTAAAGTAACGGCCCTACTCGCTCTAGTAAACAGTGGTAATGAGTTAGGACAAGCTCTTTCAATCATATGGGATGAGGCTACGGCCGGGCTGTTTGCCGCCATAATGTCCTTTTGGTTTGGTAATCGAGCAGTCAGTAAATACGTCAAAGGGAAAATCTAATGGAGATGTGGCAATGGATAATGCTGTTCAGCGCAGTCAGCTTGAACACTTTAGTTAACTGTTTGCGTTTATATCTGGAGGCAAAAAAATGAAACAGAACTTCGAGCAATCATTAAAGATGTTGTTGCACCACGAGGGTGGATACGTCTGGCATCCCGATGACCCCGGGGGGGAGACTATGAAGGGAGTAACTCGTGCAGTCTATGAGCAGTGGGTGGGGCGTCAGGTCATGGATGGCGAGATGAAACGTCTGACTGATGCGGATGTAGCTCCCATTTATAAAACAAACTACTGGGATAGAATAAGAGGTGATGACTTACCGTCAGGGCTGGACTTTGCAGCTTTTGATTGGGCAGTAAACTCTGGCACAGGTAGGCCAGCCAAGGTTATTCAGAAGTACATTTCTGCAAAACAAGATGGGGCTATAGGACCGAAAACCCTTGCACTTGTAGCAGAGAATGACCCGGCAAAGATGATTCAATACTTGTACGAACAGCGTCAGAAGTTTTATGAACGGCTTCCACACTTCGACAAATTTGGAAGGGGTTGGACTCGGCGCAATCAAGAGACTCTGAAAGCATCAATGGAGATGGCTGATGCGTAAGTTTGATAAGGTCGCCAAGGACAAGAAGTCTGGCTTGCCAAAAAAGTATGTAAGTGGCTCCAAGAACCAAGACAAAACTAGAAACGAAATTAAGAGGACAAGACGCTTGTACCTGATGGGCAAGCTGACCCCCGCAATGATGGATAGAATCTCAAAGCAAAGGAGTAAAACCTAATGTCTGCCCCAGAAAAATATCAAAAAATGTTTGGAGCAAAAAAAGCCAATGCTATTTACCGAAGGGGGTTGGGGGCGTACTATTCTAGTGGTAGTAGACCCGGTATGTCGGCCCATCAATGGGCGGTTGCTAGACTAAAAGCACACGCTAAAGGCAAAGCGTCCGTTAGAAAGGCCGACAAGGATTTGTTATAAAACTCGCAGCCCTCGCTCTGTGTAAGGTAACACCTCAATGTAACCCCGTTGCTTTAGCCTGGTCATTATAGCCCAGCAAGCAGTCTTGTGTCGCTTGGGAAGTATCTGTCTCCCGTCTATCTCACCCGCCGCTATCTCAGCAGTAGACGGATATACGCCGTAGGTTTTATGATAGGTAATTAAAAAGTCATAGACCATTTTCTGCTTTGGGGTCATGCCAAACTTATCACTCTTCATTGTTGCGCTCCTCGATGCTCAATCCTTTATTGTATGAAATGCGTTTCTCTTTGAGTTCTTTAGCCATGTCTTCAGGAATTATTTCAAAGGTTTCCGAATTGACTTGCTCAAGTGCTTTCATCTTGGTACGTTTTTCTGCCGGAGTAAGCTTTGAAGAATTAACAACTTTCAACAGCAAGTCATTGTAGGAATCCATGTAATTAAGTGGGTCCTGATATATCGTTGATTGTTTGTTTGGAACAAAAAGCGTAAAGCTTTCTGCAACAACAACTTGTTTTTCTCCTGGCGTAGTATTTTCTAAATACTGGTCAAAGACTGATACGGTTGGTTCTTCTTCTTTCTCCGGCACGACTTCAGCTTCTTCAACTTTTGCTTCAGTTAAGGTTTCTAGTGACGGTGGAGCTACAGCCTTTTGAACCGGGGTAACATCTTTTGGCTCATCATAGTCTTGTGCCTCTTCAGCAGAGATAAGGCCGTGAATGACGTCAGGAAAAGCATCACGGATAGCGTTGCCCCTGGCCCGGTGCTGTAACATTCTTTCTGGATAAGCCTTCCATGTAGGTCTATTTGATAGCCCGGCTTGCTCTGCTTGCTTCATTGAGAAGGTTCTTTTTATCTCTTCAACACTACCGTCAGAGTGCTTACGCTTGATAATACAAGTAGCAACACCACTGTCTTGTTTTTCGTGTACGCCCAGACAACGACTGTCAGCACGCACCATTGCTAGTAAAGCGTCACCGTACATACTAGGCTTACCATTTATTACCGCTATTGACTGAAGCGCCTGAAGCGGCGCAAGGCCACATTCTAAACCCCACTGGATTGCAACGAAACAATTAGCGGGTTTGCCTTGATAATCTTTTGGGACTAAAATTGACTTGCTAAGTTTCTCGGCAAACAATTCCATTTCTTTCATAGAAGTCGGCACAAGGCTTTGCCGGGTGGTTACAATACTATTCATTGCTTGTCTCCTTGATTGCAAAAGACACAGAGTCATAAAACTCTCCCGTGCCAACTTGTGTTTTTCTTTCCTTGGTTTGTGACGCCGCTTTGATTTGGAAGCCCGGTATCTGTGCATACTCAACGTCGAGGCTATCCAGGCAGAGGGTTATGTCCTCTTTGAGTTTTTCCTTTTCAATCTTAGCGGCACGTTCTGCACCAGCCCACTTGAGATAATCACTACAAAGCAAAGCCAAGTCCTGATTTGATTTGGTCAGGCGTTTAGATATGTCGTGATAAAATGGCTTGTCGTCGTCGGCTATGGGCGGGTACTCACCGTCTTC